GGATACTTATAGGATATTATATGATCTTCTGTCCATTCAACTGTAAATTGATTATCTATAGAATCATGTGGAAGTTCTTCATTAATAATGAAGGTGTGTGACTTTTGCTCAACATCTTTTTCAGCAACTACCTCGTCATATCTCTTAGATATAAAGTCTCCTGGATACCTTGGAAAGGAAAGAAGAATGACCTTGCCAAAATCTGGAAAGCGAGAATCCACTGAAGCGCGAAATGCCTTATAGATAGCATCGCCAGTTTTTGCATTTTCATTTCCTGAGGCAGAGTCTTGAGCAAATCCAGAAATCTCATCAAGGATTGCTAGAATAAGATTAAGACCTTCGTGTCCTTCTCTTTCAGAGTGACCAGAGTATACGGTGATTGCTCTGTCAAACTCAATGCTATCTGCCTTAGCATCATACTTACCTGCAAACCAAGGAGAACGAGCAATCTTATTCTTGAATCCTTTAAAGAAAACATTTTTTGCCTGCTGAGCATTTACCGCTACGTTGATTATATCTATGGCATCGCCAGGAGGTTTGCCAAAATATCGTGCTGGATCTTTTAAACAAAGTAACTTATATACTAGGTACGCACATCCAATAGTAGAGGTATGATCCTTACCAGATCCCTTGCCTAATTGAAGGAGAACCTCTGCTTTAGTATATTTTTTAAAATGTGCTTTACCTTCTTCGTATCCCATAAACCGAATAAGGTCGTCCTCTTTATATATTTGACTCATAGCCTCTACAAGATCTCTTTGGATTTGTGATAGTTCTGGCTGATCTAGATACTGAGGATCATGAAGGAATGTATCAAGGTCCACTGGAGTTTCTTCAAATGGAGATTCATCAAGGGCACTAAGAAATTCTGACAGATCAAGATTCATGGATTACCACGGCATCTCCATTTGGACCAGATACTTCTGATAATCGATCAAGAACTTTCAACTTACATGTAGGACATTTCCCTGATACGTCTGTTAAAATCTTCATCAATAACTCTTGCTTTCTTTCTGTCTCTAATAGTTGATCTGATAGTTCCTTGTTCTCAAGTAATCCCGCTTTTTGTAACATATCAATTCTTTTAGATTCAATATCTAAGATAAGTTTAATCGCATTATTTTTTGCGGAAAGGCTTCCTTGGGTATTAGCATCTTCAATAATTTCATAAGCCTGTTTAATCAACTTACTATAATGTTGATCTGCTCCTGCAAGTGCCTCTCTTGCTCTTGATCTTACGGCTTCTGAGTTTGAAGCCATGGTTTTCCACTCCCTTAAAAGAGAGGAGACTCTTGCTCTGGGAATATCAAGTTCTTTTGAAATCTCAGTCTCATTAAAGCCCTTTATATATTCTGCTGCAACTTGATTAACTTCTTCCATGTGTTCAATAATGTCTATCATAATGCCCTAGTATAGCAGTGATGGGATAAGGCTTGTTGCCACCAATTATAAATTGTGTCCTTATCCCACCACTGTTACTTACAAGGGTATTTCTTATACCAACTTACAAACTTACCATACACACTGCTAGATGTGTAGTTTCCCTTATGGCGACCAGCACCATCAATATCCCAAGGATACCAAGTTCGGCCTCCCTGAGAGATTTTATATGCTACCTTCGCGTTATAACTACGGGTTAGCAGTTTATCTGTATTCCACCAATCTTGCTTATGCCATGCGACATAGTTAAATTGGAACATTCCGTAATCTCCTGTAGATGAAATGGCATTTGCCCTTCCTCCACTTTCACGCATTACTATAGCCCAGGCTTCCCTGAGATTCTTGCCACGGAATCCGACTTTGTACAATTCTTGCACTAGCCAGTTCTTGCATTGCTTTGGCTTTACAACAGCCTTCTTTACGACAGGCTTTATAAAAGCCTCCGTCGCAGTAGGTGCAGACTTAGCATACACCTGTTCGTTAGATGCAAGCGCAACTGACGGTCCACAGACAATCATAGTAAGCACAAGCATTCCTCCTAGCAGTTTCGTTTTCGTCATGTTTCCTCCTAGCGGCGGCAACTTATCAAGCATAACACATTATATGCTTGATTGCCATGGTTTATAGGGGATTTGTGAAATCTTTCACAGTTTTTAATCTTTCAATCTCACGATTAATGTACCATATAGCCTTCTCAAGATCTTGAATTTGACTCTTCTTATGATCAGATCTAAGGATATACTTAATAGCATTGCCTAAGCAAAAATTCATATGCTCTGTTATTTGAATTACTTCTATCCCGCTGGGATGCCAAGTATAGTGACTTGGATGATTTACAGGATCATTAATGTTTATAGACGAATGATTCAAATCATTACTCACCTCTATTACTTTTTTAGTCCAAACTTTTTCATTTGGCGATAAATTATCTGTAGGCTCACTTTGCATTCTTTAGAAATCTCCTCTGGTGTTTTCTTGTCTAGATATAATCTTTTTCTTAAATATGCTTCGGAGTGATGAAGCCCAGTGTTCTTAGCCATAGTCTAGAATACCTTGCCCCAATTGTCAATACTCCAAGCCCCTATGCAAACTGCATCAGCAACGTCGTCATCATCAATCTTTACATCAAACTTATTATTTACAAACTTTATAGTTTTCTGTTTTCTAAATAATCTTTCTTGTGTTTTATACCAAGATGCTGATTTATTTGGATTTGCATTACGAATTTTTTCTTTTTCTTCGGCTGTAATCCTTTTATTCCCTGACCAATTTTGCCACTGCATGGGGCTTACACTTGCTACATGACTTATTCCTGCTATTCCAGCAGATGCAACTAATGCACCGTGACTCATTGCAAGATTTGCAGCAGTTTTTGGAGAGTTCATATAGATTACCTGCTCTATAACCATATACTCTAGATCATCAAAATTTTCAAAGAAGGCTTTTGTTTTATATGCGGTATCAATTATCTTTTCGTAAATATCGCTTCCAAAATATTTTATCTTCCCATAACTTTTTAATTGATCCTCATAGAAATATGCAAATGCTAAACTGTTTGTGCTAGCATCAATAGAGCAAAAGGATTTGGGCCTATTCACTAATTCTTTCATAGTCAATTATCCCTTTAAGTTGTTTTAAAGCCTTTTCTAGTTCATTGTTGCTTATAAGACAAATGCCACATACTTTTTTTGAGTTGTATATTGATAGGATAGTCCCACACTTATTGGCGCAATATCTTTTTTTGCCAATCAAAGATTGTCTTTTTTTATTTCTATATCTTTCATTAATCTTTTCTTTTGTTGAAGACTTCCTGCATTCTGGTGAGCAATAAATCTGATAACTAACATTAGGAACAAAGTTACTGCTACACCAGTCGCAAGTTTTCATGCAAGATACTCCAGTGGTTCAAGTTTAATCTTGCCTTTTTCTGCAAGACCACATGCTGCAACAATTGGACAAGTCTTACATACTTTTGAGTTGGACCTATATGGCTTCTGAGGAATCTCCCCATCTTCCCACTGAGATCTAACCTTTTTCATCCAATCAAAAGCGTAGTCTGCCCAAGCCTTATACTCATCATTCACTTCAACTGTTATTGCATGAAGTTCATGAGAATTCTTATTCTCATAGAGAAGAATTCCTATCTTCTTACCAAGAACCTTCATGTAGATAATAAGTTGCATTAGATGATATGAAGGTGGTTTAGCATATTTTCTATATCCAAATGCTTCGTCTCTCATGGTCTTGATCTCAACTACTGGCTGATCTTCTTCCCACTGTACTATTGCATCTGCAAATCCAAAGATAGGAGGATCTTGTGTAACAATCCTCTTTTCTTTTTCTACCATAATACCCGCATCCTCAATAGCCTTTTGAATTCGTTCATGACTCATTGTTCCAGCACTCATATTTGCTACAGCATATGGATCATGATCATCAACAAATTCCGTTCCAGTAAAGGCTAACCACCAATATCTTGGGCAGGCTCCGTTACCATAAACTAAAGACGATGGGCTAAATGTCTTCTTCTTTTTATATTCTGGTATACCTTTTCCAGCAATATATCCAGACTCAATCTTTTCAATAAATGCCTTAGTGTCAATAACACCTTCTGGCTGCTTATCCATTACCTGCTTTAAAAAATTCTTAGCCATATTTTTCCTTTGTTTGTAAAACATCATTGTACCCTACTTTAGTAAGAATTTCAATGCTGCAACAACTTTATCTACTTCTGCTGCTGCGGTGTAATAGATGTTTTTCTTCTCTCTACTACTCTTATCTACATTAGCCATCCATGTGGCCTTCATCTGTAGTTTTGCTGCAATTGCTTGCAATCTAACAATTTCTACTGTTACTACATGCATTGGAATGTCTGGTTTAAAGATTACTTTTGCAATGAATTCTAGTGCAGTGCTTAATTCTGGATCATTCATGTACTCTGAAATTTCATAGAGATCGTTTATCTGTTCAAGAGTTGTTGTCATTCTCAACCAACCTTTCAAATTCAGACCATTCGATTATAGCCAATCTAGTTTTTCCGTCTAGTATTAAGCATATCGCTGGAGATTTTTGTCTATCAACTTTCAATGTATCTGTGACAACCTTTGCCCACACATTCTGAGTTATACTAAATGATTTTGTAAATTCTTTAAAATCAAGAACATACTGATTCCAACTAGCATCACCCTTGGTATAATTCCTTCCAGAATTTTTGTGTAGCCTAGCATTTATTCTTGAGGCTTCCCCTCGCTCTGTCATCTAGAAACCTCTGCCATATAGGTTTACTTTTGATACAAACTTACATTCGCACATCCAAGTAAAATCAAAGGTGTCTTTCCAGAATCTAGCACGATTGACTTCTGCACTACATTTCTGACAGGCAAATTTTCCTTTATAATTTGAAAACTTTACAACAGGCTTTTCATATCTCTTATTATATGTTGGCTTTTCATACTTGCTCATTTGACACCTTCTCAATTAATGCCTGCTGGATATCAAGGTTTTCCTTAACTCCAAGAATCAATTTCTCTCTTCCTTGATAACGCTCTCCCTCAACAGTATACCAAGCGCCTCCTCGTTCAATAAATCCTAACATCTCTGCGGTATCAACAAGATCTGCTACAGAGTCAACTCCCAGATCACTTCCCCTAAAGTAAAAATCATATTCTCCCGTTTGGAATGCTGGACTAGTCTTGGAAAACTGAACGTCCCAACGCACCTTTCGACCAACCTTTTCTTCAATGATCTTATCTCCAACATAAATCTTTCCCTTAATTGCTTGATTGTCAGACTCTGACGAAAAAAGTTTGACGATGGTAGATGAGTAAAACTTTGTTGCCATGCCTCCTGTGGGCTGCTGTGAGACGTACATTGCACCGATGTTATTACGAGCCTGCGATATAAGAATTAACAACGTAGGCTTTACTTGATTATTTGAGTAATTTAACATCTTGACTGCATTTGTCATGTCTCTTGCTTCTGCACCGATCTGCTTTGTGTTCTCTAATTGCTTAAGATCCGTACTATCTTTTTCAAAATAAATTGCTGGAAGTAAAGCCGATATACTATCAACAACAATAAGATCGACTCCTGCTTTCATTAAATCTGTGCCGACATCTACCATATCATTCATTGTACGAGCAGTGGAATGGATAAGACTTGAACTGTCTACCCCCAACTTTGTGGCCCATTCTGGTGAGTACGTCATCTCTGCATCAATCCATGCACAGGATCGCCCCTCTTCCTGAGCCTGTGCAATCAACTGTAGACAGAATGATGACTTTCCAGATGACTTATTTCCCCATACAAGTACTTGACGGCCATATGGGAATCCACCATTCAAGGCACGGTTTAATCCAAAACTAGGAGTTTTGGCAAATTGAGTTTGCTCAATTTCTGAGCCTAGGCTAATCTTTTTTCTTAATTTAGGATTAAGGTTAGCCATAATCTCTTCAATGTTGGTCACGCAAGTACCCCATGCATTTGTGCTCGTTGCCTATTGATAGTAGTCTTGCGTCTCATAACTTGATGAAGTGATTCAGTTGTATATCCATCATCCTTCAATCCCTCGTATAAATCAAGTGTTCGAATGATAATATCAGCCAACTCCTCAACAACTTGATCGTCGCCCTTTTCCTTGCGAATTGCTTCTAATACTTCAGAACACTCTGAGTGAATCATAGCAATTTGCTTAAGGTAGAAAATTGTATGAGTATCCTCATTATTCGGTTCCCAGAATCCCTTTTCTACTGATGTTTCGTGAATCTCTCTTGCCCAATCATCAAAATTCATTATATCCTCCATTCTGCTTCTCCTTTAATTATGCAACAATTTCTTGAAATACTAAGTCTTCATCCTTTGAAAGACTGTAGTTAATCTTATACACATTGCCCTCTTCTATCCTTGTATAGGCAACTGCAAATGCGCTAGGAAAGACAATCATTGACATGAGATCTCTTCCTGAATTAGCAACTACTAGACTTGCCATCCTCTTTCCTGCCTTGGTGATTCTCGGCTTAAACGATAGCACATAATACTCATCATCACTATATGGCAATTGCTTATAGTTTAGAAATCTGATAAGCGGTGACTTGCTCGTTGATATCTCGTCAATAGGAACTGCTTCCACAATTCTGTTAGATCCAACAAGAATAATGTAAGTCCTACCTGCTTCGATAGTAGTCTGTTCTTCATCAAATACTCCAATTGATCCTGTGCCGTCTAGAATATCTACACGACTCCAACCCTTACCACGCTTAATACCACGAACAACACCCATAAGAATGAACGCACCCTTCTCATCAAAGTCATCAGCAGAAGTTACATAAGCATGATAATGCTGAGGAACCTGCATGTTAAACTCTGGAAGGTTAAGGTACTCATACATATTGCTACGAATCTCTTCATCATTCCTAGGGTTATCTGGAAATGTTAAGGCTCCAACGGCTCTCATTGATTCAAGTGCCCTTGAGTTTACTCCATTGCCCTTTGTATAGGTAAACTCCTTAACATCCTCAAATGATTTAAACGGACGTGCTTCAAGATACTTGGCTGCAATCTTGTCTGAAATATACTTAATTGAAGAAAGTCCAAATCTAATACCCTTACCCTCAATCTTAAAATCAGAATCAGAGTCATTTACATGTGGAAGACGCATGGGTATTCCCATGCGCTTTGCCTCAATTAGATATTCAGTACGACCATCCTTATCCTTCTCATTCTTGAGAAGGGCAAACATGAACTCAAGCGGATAGTAATACTTTAGCCACGCCGTCCAGTACGAAATTGTTGAGTAAGCGACAGCATGAGACTTATTGAACGAGTATCCTGCGTGTGCCTCAAAGTCATGCCACATCTTTTCAGCAGCCGCCCCGCCAAGTGGCCCAATCGCATTCCGAACAAATAACTCTTTGAATTCGTCAAACTCTCTCGCATCCTTCTTCTTACCAATAATCTTACGAACCTTATTGGCCTCTCCCATTGTCATGCCGCCCAACTTTGTGCAAGCAAGCATAACTTGTTCCTGATATAGAATTGTACCGTAAGTGTCTTCAGTAAATTCTTTCATAATGGGAGATGCATATACAATACCCTGCTTGCCCTGCTTACGAGCAATATAGTCCTTACCAATGGTATTCATAGCACCAGGGCGAACGAGAGCATTGGAAGCAACAAGTTCATCGAACTTGCTTACCCCCATCTTAATTAGAAGGTTTGTGTATGGTGTTGCTTCACACTGAAAGACGCCCTTGGTATATCCATCAGATAGCATGTTGAAGATGTTTGCATCCTCAAGATTGATATCGTTTAGGACAATCCTTCTACCAGTTCGATCCTCAATAATGTTGAGCGCATCATTCATAACCGTAAGAGTCTTGAGTCCAAGAGCATCGATCTTGATCAGACCAATGTCCGCTGCCTCATCCATGTCTACTGCGACCACAGGAAGCCTAGAATCGCTTCCTGTAACACTACGAGTCTCCATTGGGGCAACCCTAGAGATTGGAATCTTAGACGTAACTACTCCTGCTGCATGGACTCCTGTACCGCGAATGCGTCCTCGCAGTTGATCTCCATACAACTCTACCTCAGGATACTTCTCACGAAACCACTGAGTATTCTTGGACATTACATATTCTTCCCAAGTATCCACTGTCTTAAGCGCACGATTGACATCAGCAAGCGGAACATTGAAACAACGAGCAACGTCTCTAACAACGCCCTTGTCCTTAAATTGTAGGAATGTTGCAATGGATGCAACATGCTTATACTGCTTCTCTAGATAGTCCTTGACCTCTTCACGACGAGAATCCTGAATATCAGAATCAACGTCTGGCATATCATCACGGTCAATATCAATAAATCGGAAGAACAGGAGTCCATACTTAATGGGATCAATATCTGTTATGCCCAAGGCATAGCAGACTAAAGATCCTGCACTTGATCCACGACCAGGGCCAACCATAATATCCTGCTTCTTTGCCCAATTAAGCATGTTCTGAACAACAATGAAGTATGATGCAAACTTCTTCTGCTTGATAATCTCAAGTTCCTCATTCATCCTATCCACATACTCCTGATTAGTATGAAGATTATTATCTTTTAGCCAAGAAAGCGCATACTTTCGGATCTGTGCGTCAGGATCTTTATGCTCAACAGGAAGAAGGTTTAGATTGCGATGAATTGTATACTCTTCTACCTTGTCTGCAATATCCAAAGTGTTGCTGTACATATCATCTCTAGAGTCCTCTCCCATTGACTCATGCATCTCATCTCCAGAAAGGAGATGGATATCAAACTTATTGAAACTCATCATTCGATCTTGACCATATAGGTAGTCAAGACGCTTGAGTGGATCTTCTACCTTGCGAGACTTATCATAGGTAACATCCTTCTCAAACTTAGCATGAGTATTATTGATAAGCATGATCTCTTGAATAACCTTCTGGTCTACCGTCGCGTGATGGCAATCTGGAGTCACAATAATCTTATGACCACAAGCATCAGCAATATCAATCAATGCACGATTCATGCCAGCAGTATTGTGTGGCATTACCTCAACATAGAAGTCATCGCCAAAACGATCTCCAAACCACTTTAGGTGTGCCTTTGCTACAGCATAATCATCTACCTCAATGGCCTTATTGATAAGGCCAGACATGCAAGCAGAGGAAACAATAAGACCTTCACGATACTTCTCTAGAACCTCAAAATCAATACGGGGCTTACGGTAATAACCCTCATTCCAAGAAATTTCATTGAGGCGACCAAGGTTCTCAAGACCAATATCATTCTTAGCAAGAATTACTATATGGTTATATACCATATCAAGCGGTAGTGTTCTTTCCTTCTTGTCACGCTTATCGAATCTATCTGCTGTAATATATCCTTCTACTCCAAGGATAGGCTTAAGACCACCCGCCTTTGCCGCACGATACATTGGTCGATGACCAGAAAGCGTTCCATGATCAGTAATTGCAATAGCAGACATTCCATTCTGCTGTGCTCTCTCTACATACTCTTCTGGCGTTGCAACTCCGTCCATCTGAGAATAATGAGTGTGTAGGTGAAGGGGAACGTAGTTAGGCATAAAACTCCTTTAATAGAAATGAGAAGGGGACGATAGTTTTATTCTACCGTCCCCTTCTCTGTTTGTCAATTACCAATCAACATTTTTTGTGTCACTGGACGTTGGAGTATCAAACCCCAAGTAGAATGACTCCTGCTCCGCATAAGGAACCTGACGAACAACCTTCTCAAGATTAAATGGCTCAATCTTACTCCAGTCATACTTCTCATTATCTGGATCTCCAGGTAGAATAATATAACTAGTGTCGGTTCCGCTGCCCTGACGCTTCATTCGCCAAGACCTATTACTGATGCTACCAGTATCAATGGCATACTCCTTGAGAGTATTAAACGCAGACTGCTTGCCTACGCCCTGTGACCATACAGCAACATATGGCTCTTCCATCCCATCGTCTACAAGCAGATTGGTGTAGTAACGAAAACGAGCACGCCATGAACCCTGCTTACGATCAGCCTCAGTCTGCTTCCTAGCCATTTCGCATCCAAAGCAACGACCTTCGCTATCCATAGTACACACGGCCTTACGCTTGTAATCCTTAGGATTAGTATGCTCAGATACTACAATTGCAATATCCCGTGCTGCATCATAGTTTGGTGAGTCCTCATCTAGTTCATTAACAAATCTAACCTTTACACTCTGACTATCTTCCAACTTAAGCCAGCGAACCTTGGTTCCATCTCCTAAACTTGCAGAAGGTCGATCAAGTTGTTCCATAGCCTTCAAACCTCTCAAAATACTCATAATAATACTCTCCTTATATTTTTTGATTAATACATTGCTAGTAGCGGATCTTGCGTTTT